AAAGCCTCGTTCATACCCATCATTTTTGCAACGTAGCGTTCTTCTGCGGATAAGTGGTTATCTTCTGACGTTGTTTTCATACTCTGCGGCGGTAAACCGCCCTTTTTGCGACCGGATATTTCTGCCATCGCCTCTTGTTTTGCGAGATTTTTAAAACTATCAGTTATTTTTCCACCATGTAACGCGAAAATTGCTTGTTGCAACGGAATTTCCGGGTTTTGCAAGGTTTCTAACAAGTAAAACTGTGCTTGTTCAATATCATCCTGCGTAAGCATTGGATAATCATTGATAATTTGTTGTGCCTCGGCGGTTACTTTGTTTTGCCAATTTTGAAATTGCATAAGACTCAACTGCTCTTGAAGTTTTTTCTGTTGTTGTTCATACTCCGAGAGTTGTTTCATAACCTCAACCGGCAATCCGCGTTCTTCCGCCTGCTTTTGTAACGCCGCCTCGCGCAGTTGATCGTATAACTGATCTACCGGCATACCGTACATATCTGATAACATTTGTGCCATCTGAAACTCCGGCGCTTGTTGGCGAACACGCTCTAACTCTTGTTGCACTCGCTCCTCAATTTGCTTTTGCCTACGTTGTTCGGCAAAACGAGCATTTTGTTCCGGAGTTTGTGTTATTTGTTCTTGTGTAGGTTGTTCTTCAACCGCTTGTTCTTGATCTTGCTCTTGTTCGGAAACTGACTGTGTTTCTTCAACATCAGTAGTTGGCTCCGCAACTTCATCTGTTGTTTCGGTAGAAACTTCATCAGTTGTTTCCGGATCAAACTCTCCACTCTCTGTGACCTCGTAATTGTCGATCATGTAATCTTCGAGTTTCATAGGTTCATACTTTTCACTCATGATAATACCCCTTCCCTTTTTACGCTTGGGTAGCGAAAGTTTGATTGATGGTGAATACGACACCAACCGCGTGTACCAATCTAAATATAATATACAGGATTATTCTGAATATTGCAACAAGTTTCTTACATACCTCGTGCCATATTCGCCATCGCTAACTGACCTGTAACGCCTTGTGGCGGTGTAACCTCTTGCATCGGTGCTTGTTGCGCTGCGTCAGTAGGTTGCTCCATCGTTGCTCCGCCTTGTTGCTCTTGACCTTGACCTAACATCTGTTGCGCTTGTTGATACGCTACCGCTTGTAATTGTTCTTGTGGAACACCTTGCATCATCATCTGATGGATGGACTCTGCAAGCTGCGTTATGTTCGCCGCCATATCCTGCGCTTGTTGTTGCTCCATCTTAACACGATCTTCTTGCATCCGGCGTAACGTTTCTTCTTTGTTATCAAAATCTTGTTGTTGTATCCATTCTTCCGGCGTAATAATCGGCGGATTGTATTGGAATTGACCTTGCATCTGCATCATTGTATCTGCTTGTTGACGTTTTGATGCTTGCGTAACCGGTGCTTTCGCATACACGTCAGAACGTACACGCCATTCCATATTATCAATATCCCAATCGTCAAACGGTTGGAACGTTTCAAACTGTTGCATACCGTTTTCCATTGTTGTTGCAAGTGGGCGCTCGTCTTTCCATTTATAAAGAATAGTAAGAGCAATTAAATTAGAAATTTGCTCAACAAAACGGTCGATTTGCAACATTTTATCTTTGTCACGAACAGTCGCACGTTCGATAAGTGAGTTTACACCTGTCGAAGTTGTAAGAGAGCCTACCGAGTTACCCATATACGCCTCGTTCAAACCAGACATATCTTTCATATCCGCTTTCAAACGATCTTCTAACTCAAACAAACCGCGAGGAATATCCGGAGGATCGAGTTTTACGATTGAGTTTCTTGGATCCGAGTTTGTTGTCCACACTTTACCCGGCAACGTGCCTGTTTTGGCTAAATCAGATGCGTTAATACCGCTCTCACGTGCGACAATCTTCTGCGGGTTTTGGTGAAGTGTGCCGATAATCGCTGCGATCTGCGCAGTTTTATTGATAATTTTCTGATTTTCAAAAACATCCATTAAAGTTGCACTACCCCAAATTGTGTTTTCCTCATGTTCGTCAACATAAATAGCAAACGGATACACGTTTGGTTGAATATTCTCGCGTTTAAGCAAAATAAAATCAATATCCGGCAAATAATACGTGCAGTTGACCTGCCACGTTCCTTCTTCTGTATAAACACGTTCCCAATGCGCGTGAAGTGTTACCATTTCATCACCGCGAATGTTTTGTCCATTATTTAACGGATTGTTTTGTCCTCGATCGTAAATTGTTCCTGCCTCATCGTCAGAAATACCTAAAAGGTTTATATCGAGGTTTCGTAGTTTCTTACCGGTTCCGTTTTCATCGCAGTATTTGCGAAACTCCGGATTGTTTTTCACTTGTTTTAGCGATAAAATCTCTGTTACCTCAACATACTTACACTGATTTAACTCAAAAGCATCAGGATCCGGGAAAAAATTAGCGATGGGAATACGTTTAATACAAATTTTTCCGGAGTACAGTTGGTTTTGTGGATCAAAAGAAGCGCGATACACACCTCCGACATAAGCATCATCATTATAAACGTATGCGACTGCGGTTCCTTGCAGCAGTCCTCTATCTATAATACCTCTAATTGTGTAAGGAACGTTCTCCACATCCCAAACATGGTCGTATGCTTTTTGCAATTTTGTTACTTGCTCGGCGTATTGCGGATTGAGCGGTAAAAACGTTGCTTTACCGATAGCACTTGCAAGGTTGGCGCGTTTAAGCAAACGAATGTAACGAATAAAGTTAGTAATTGGTTTCGGAACCCATGCAGGAATACTTGCATTTTTCCACTGTTCGCCACGATCAAACATATCCAACTCCGCCCACATACGATGCTTGTCAAAAACCGCATCTTCCGCTTTGCGAAAGCGTTGTACCATTAAACGGATCTTATCAATATCCTTCTTCGACTTCGCCATTTTTTAACCTCCTATCAAAATCTTTTATATATTCATATACATCTTGTTCCATGTGTTCCGGTACTGCACTTTCCGCAGGTTCTACTTCACGTTGTTTTGCTACATAACGTAAATCTGACAACATAATAACGTAATCTTCTAACATAACGCAGTCTTTTTTTGCAATTATCTCGGATTTTACGCCATTAAACTCTAATTTTGTTAGCGGAAACGTGACATAATACCCATCTTTGAAAAAAAACGTGTATTTTTCATACATAACTTAAAAAATCCCTCCTTTTTTCTTCATAAAAATCTTCATCATCTTCAATATAGCGTTTAGGAGGACTTTTCGCAACGGTTTTTAACAATTCCGCATCATCCGGCAGTCGCATTAAGGCATAACGTAACGCATCCATCGCATGATCGTTTCGTTTTAGAGGTTTTTCATCGAGGTTTTTCTCATTATCCATCGAAACCTCCGGAAACTTATAGTTAATACCTTCTTTTATAATGTTCGTACACGTGCTAAATATTTTCAACTTCTCGTTGTTAATGTATGAGTTTGTTTTCAGTAAACCTGCGTCAATGGAGTTGTTTCCTTCGGTAAAGAAAAGTCCGTACTCCGCATACAATCCTTGCACCGACTTACCGTTAATTGGATCTGTTTTATTTCTTGCGCTCGGATCTATCACCATAAACCGCAGTCGACCTAATGAAATCTTCTCGACTTTTTGTTTTAGATGCGCAGCGTGTTCCGGTACGGTTCTATTTGGTTCATAATACTCGTCATAAATGTAAACAATACCTTTGTCCGGATCTATTGCTCCAAACACAACTGCGGTCGGATTGCGGAGTCCATGATCGAGTGCGACAAACCGTTCCCAATTTTGTGGTATATCAAAAGGTTCTGTAATTGTATTCGCAAAATTAGGGTATACCATACCTTCGCTATGCTCAAAACTTCCCATCAGATAGCGTTTGATCCACCATGAAGGTTTGCCCTTGGCGTTAATCTCAATAAAGTCCGGTGGTAAATATTTGTTTAAGTCAGTTTTCCATATAAACGTTGTAACGTGCGGATTGTAGTTTTCATGTTCCGGGTGGTGCGGATTTTTTCTTTTCTCATTATCGACAAAAATATCTTTGATCCAACCTAAATCGGGGTTGGAACAGACTGCAAACATTTTGTTCTTAACGAAAGGATCACGAATACGAGTTAGCAACTGATCGTAGATGCTGCGTTTGATACCGGAGGCTTCTTCCATATGCACCAAGCCGGCGTTGATAGAACGGAGTTTTTCTTCATCATCTGATGGAATGGTGTAAAACACAAAACCGTTAATCAACTCTATTTCTCCATCCGCTTTATTATACCTCTCAATTAGCGGTGGTGGACAAACTTCATTAAAAAAAGTTTTGAGGGTGGTTCGCTTTAACTGTTGCAAGGTTGGCGCAGTTAGCAGTCCTGTACCTTTTGGATTTTCCAACGCTCGAATAAATATCTCTTGTAAGGAAGTCTTGGACTTACCGGAACCATAACCGCCGAAAAAACCGACGATTTGTAGACTATCGGTTTTTGGTAGTTGATGTGCGTTTTCTTGATACGGTTGCGGTAGGTAAGTTAATTCGATCGCATGACAATTAGGGCATTTAAGATAGGCAGGATGTTGATTATCCGGTTTTTCAACCGTTGTTGTTTTGCAGTGTAAACATAGCATGGCAAGATCACTTCTTTCCCTTTTTTGACTTACCTGCCTTGTTAAGGGCGATGGCTACCGATTGATCCTGTTTGTAACCTTCTTTTTTCAGTGTGCGGATATTTTCACTGATTGTTTTGTTTGACGAACCTTTTTTAAGTGGCATGATTATCACCTCTGTTAATTTGATGTAGAACAATAATTTTGTTTGTGTCGATGTTGTTTAGGATCCCGGACAATTCATTGATTTGTTTGGCAGCGTTGACGTTTCCATCTGTTGCCTCGCGTTCTAATGCTTGGAACGCTTTGCGTTGTGCGATTTGTGCATTGAACGCTTGTTGCGTTTTGATGTACTGCTTGGTTGGTTCGAGGTTAAGAAACTCTTGCCATTGTCGCTTGTTGCCAAGATTAAGAGTGTCGGCTAACTCTTGTGGCGACAAATGCAACGTGTGTTCCGAATGTTCTTCAAACTTGTTTGCCAAGATTAGTGTAATCTCTTGTTGCTCTTTGGGCATTGATTGAAAGGATCTCGCATTTTTTAATAATTCAACCAACATGGTTTACACCTCCTCTCTATATTAGTATACAATGGATTGTTTGTTTTGGGTAGGGTGGAGGGTGGTTTGCAGGTGTGTGCCGGCGACGACGCGCGCGTAGCGCGCGTGGCGGAGCCGGTTTCGAGCCGACCCCGGTATGACAACGGAGCCGGGCGTGTCACGTGAAACGTGATGCGGTCGCGGTCGAGCGGTCGCGCTCCGCTTGTTGCCGGTCGCGGTTGCGGTCGTTGCGGTTTGCGGATGCGGTCGCGCTCCGTTGCGGTTGCGTGACCTCCGGAAACGGTCGAGCGGTTGCGCCGGTCATGCGGTCGAGGTTGTGCCGGTTGCGCCGGTTGCGGTTGTCGTTGCTCCGCGCCGGTCGTTGTTGCGCCGGTTGCGCATGCTCCGGAAACTGAAACCGGCGCGCGCTCCGGATGCGGTCGAGCGGTTGCGCATGATACCGGCGCGCGGTCGTTGCTCCGCTCCGGTCGTTTCCTTCTATTGATACCGGCAACCGTTGCGACCTCCGGCGCTCGTCGTTGCGCTCCGCTCGTCAATGATGCGACCGGCGACCGCGTAACCGGTCGAGCGGTTGCGGATGCGCTCCGCGTGACCGTTGCCGGCGCTCCGGTCGTTGCTCCGCATAACTGACAAGCGCATGACCTCCGGCGACCTCCGGAGCGTATCCGGTCGCGCTGCACGTGTCACGTATCACGCTTTACCGCGTTAAAGTGTTGAAGTCGCTGCGCGACCGCGTGACCGTTTCCATTTTATGCTATTTTTATGACACGCTCGGAGCGGTTGTCAAAAAATTCGCTTGTATGACCTCCGGCGCGGTCGTCGAATACCATTACACCGCATGACACGTAAAACGTGCTACAAGCGAAAAAAAGCGGTATTTTAACGATATGCGAAAAAATACCGCGCCGGATGCGCTCCGGATGCTCCGCGCCGGTTGTCAATAGGTTGAGCAGGTTATAACAAGTGTATACATTTATACTTGTATACCGTTTACCGTTTCTATATAGGAGGTTGTAAAATTGCATGGAGGAAAAAAACGTTTTTCATCATATATATATATATTCAATGTATTGACTATATAGAAACCGCATAACCTCCAACCGCTCCGCATGGATGAAACCGCGAAACCGCAACCGCTCCAGGATCGTTGACGAGTCGCAACCGCTCCAACCTCGCAACGTATACAACAACAACCGCGGAGCGTATGCGCGCAACCTTCTATATATAGCAATTCAACCTATTGACAACAACCGCGTATTTATTGACCGTTTACCGTTTCAAATAGCGTATACATATAGAATTACAATAAAAATACCGTATACAAAAATAAATGAAAAAAGTTTACCGTAACACTTGACACGTGTCACCTATCATGTTATTGTTGTTACATGACCGGCGCGCAACGTCGACGACCGGCAACCGCTCCAACCGGAGCGAGTACAAGGAGGATAACAACCATGACAACGAAAAAACAACAAAAAGAGGAGCAACGCGCCAACGCTATACAAGCGCTCCGCGACCTGCTCGACGAGCAACCGGCGAAAAATATCAAGGGTATCGTAACAAGTGTTAGCGCATCCGGTATGACTCGACGTATCCGATTCTTTACGGTCGACATGACCGCAACGGAGTACAACCGCGAAACCGGCGAACATTTCAACGCTCCGCGCGTTATCGAGGTTACGCATCTTATCGGTCGCATCCTTGAGGATAACGTTAACGACAACGGTTTGAAAGTTACCGGTTGCGGTATGGACATGATATTCCATACGGTTTACAACGTTTCGCGCATCCTTTACCGCGACAACGACAACCGCTCCGACAACGATGCCGGTTATCTTATCGGATACCGCTAACACAACCGCGCAACGGTCACGCGCAACAACCGCGGAGCGCGCGCAACGAAACCGGCAACGGTCGCCGGTCGAGCGCTCCGCAACCATTCATATTATAGGAGGTTATTTCATGAATACAACTCTTTACGGTTTCGCCGGTTTCCTTTACTCCAACGGTTGCGAGGTATTCAACTTACAAACCGCGGAGCGCGCGCAACGTTTCGCGCTATTATTGCAAGGTCGCAAAGTCGATGCGGTTGCTCGCGGTCGTTTCGTAAAAGTTTACCATTGAACCGCGAGCGCATCCGCTCCGGTATCCGGTCGAGTATTGCAGCAATTTACCATATAAAGGAAGGAGGCCATGTTATGGACAACAAGCAACCTAACATTTTAAGCGACTTTGACGGTAACGAGGTTGAATGTCAATCATGCGCGAAACGTTTCGCCGGTATCATGCTAAACGAGGATGACGTTTCGTACTGTTGTGAGGAATGTTACGAGGTATGGTTAGCGTTTCCCGGTGTCGTCGATTGATTGCAATAACCGCGAGCGCGCCGGACATAGCGCCGGCGCTCCGGTCATAAAAAGGAGGTTATTTCATGCGGTCATTATTTAACGGTTACAACGTCATGCAAGCGCGCGAGGTTTACCGCTCCAACGGTTGGCGCGTCGAGCGCTCCGGTCAATATTATTTCAGTTTCAAACCGCGAGGGAAAAAAGCGGTTGCTCGTCACTTGCAATTATCGGATGCGGTCGCATACGTCAACAACCGCGCGGAGGAGGTCACGTCATGAACAACGTTGCAATTATTGAAGGTTTGCGCATATTGCATGGTATCAATGAGGAGTTAAAAACATACGGAGAATGGTTGCGCAACGGTCGACAAGTCGTTAAAGGAGCGCGCGCGGTCGTATCCGCTCCGCTATGGAAACGCGTTGAATACAAGGACAAGGAAACCGGAGCGCTCCGCTCGCGTTTCGTACTGACAACCGGTCACTTATTCACGTATTCGCAAACTGAAAAAAGCAACCGCGCGCGCGAATAGCGCGCCGTTGCGAGGAGGAGGAAACGTCATGAATATTTCAAGTCTATTCGAGCGAGCGGAGCGCATCCGCGCCGGTTTCGGTCATACGGTTGGAGGTTGCAACGGTTTCGCGGTTGTAACCTCGACCGGTTGCCGGTTGTCGTTTCATCCGGTCGCCGGCGCTTATATTGCAACGGTCGACCGGTTAACCGGCGAAACGCTCGCGGAGGTTTGCGGAGTTACAACCATTGGCGAAACGCTCCGCGCGGTCGCGGAGGTTGTCGACGTTGCAACGCTCGCGCGGTTTCAATCTATGTTAGAAAAGGAGGTCACGTTATGAAAATTATCGAATACAAGTACGGTCAATCGGAGGTTATCCGCTTGTTAGGTTATGCGGTCATTTACGAGTTATGCAAGCGCGCAACCTCGCGCCGGTCGTATGAGGTCGAAACCGGTTGCGGTTTGCTCCGCGTGTATAAGACTATCGACCGCGAAACCGGCGACCATGTTTATCATGTTTATTTTTACGCGCAACCGCTCCGCTCGCGCATCCTCGAAACGCTCCGCGAATTATTCGCATAGTGACACGCTCGCGCCGGCAACCATAACAAGCGAAACCGGCGCGCAGCTATTTAATCAATAGGAGGTCAAACCATGGATAAAAATATCAAACTGATTGAAACGCTCCGCGCATCCGCTCCGCGCACATACGACTTTTTACGCGGTCAAGCGCTCGCGGTTGGGGGTTATGATGATTTTGATAACGGTCATTTAAGCATACTCGCGGATAACATTTATTTAACGTTATTGCATACGCTCGCGAGCGCAACCAACCGGAGCAACAACGATCCGGAGCAACGTATTTTACGCGAGGTTATCGAGGTCATTGATTATACAAACCTCGCGACAAGTTTTTGCGAGTATGTTAGACGGAGTTAAAACCGCGCGCAACGGTCGCCGGTATTGAAACGGTCGCGGAGGTTGCCGGTTTGCTCCGTTTCGTTATTATTCGCGAGGTTGACGCGCTTTATAAAATTTACGTAACAACCTAACAACCGCGCGCAGCGCGCGCGACCGCTCCGCGAGGTCAAACTTTACTATAACGACAAGCGCGACGAGTATTATTTCAACGTCACGTTACGCGGTCAACGTTACCGCATCCGCTTAAATGATGCGAAACCTAACTACTCATACAACGGTCGATACGATTATTAAACATTTCACTTGCAATATGTTACGTATCATGTATAATGTAATTATCGGAGCGGTTACTCGACCGCTCCGGTCATAATAAAAATTTAGGAGGAAACTGAAATGTCTATCACTATCTTATCGAAGGAGTTACAAACCGCGCTCGCGCTCGCGAAACCGCTATGCAACAAGCATCATGAGAGCATCCGCATCAATAACAACCGCGCGACGATCCGGAGCGGAAACCATGCAATCGAGGTCAATTTTACGTTTCTTTATTCGTCGAGCGAGGAGGTTATCGTCAAGGTATCGGAGTTAAAAAGAGCGCTCGCATCCTATAAAGGAAACGCGGTCACGCTCGAAACCGTTGGAAACAAGGTCGTCGTCAATGACCGCATCCGTATCGAGTCGCGCGCGCATGACAAGGAGTTTACACTTTATCCGGATACGAAACCATACGAGGAGCGTATCGAGGTTGCGACCTCCGCTATTGTAACCGGTATTAAAAAGGTCGTCGACTATGCGAGCAGCGAGGAAACGACTCCGATATTACAATGTATCCGTTTCAGTTTACGGAAGGATGAAATGGAGTTACTCGCAACGGATAGACACCGGTTGTCGCGCTATACGGTCAATTTAACGGAGCATCATCATCCGGTTGTCGATTTCAACCTCCGCGCATCCATACTCAAACCGCTCGCATCATTGAAGGAGTTACCGGCAACGACCGCTATTCACTACAACAAGCATCATGATTATATGGAGTTACGTATCGGAGAGAATATGCGCATACGTATTCATCATTACAACGATGCAACCTATCCGCAAACCGATAAAATTATCGACGGAGCGCGCAACCATAGGTCATGGATACAATTCGACCGCTCCGATATGACTCGCGTGTTAAAAGACTTGAAACGACACGTATCGAATAAATTTAAGTTAGCGGTCATTGATTTACCGGAGGATGCTTATAGCGCAACGGTCGCGGATAGTAATATCGAGGTCACGTATAGCGCGGATATAGATATGAAAAGCAACGCCGGTCAACCGTTTATAGCAGGTTTCAACGCGGAGTATATGCTCGATGCGCTCGATACGGTCGACGGTCGCGAGGTTTGTTTACAATTCGACGACCGCAACGCGACTATGCATCCGCTATACATGACGGAGCAAACAACAACCGCAACGCATGACATTCTCATTTTACCATGCAGGTTGAAACAACCGGAAACCGCAACCGCATCCGCGTAAACCGCAACGATCAAACAAACAAGCAACCGGCGCATATAAACCAACCTATGCGCCGGTCATATAAGAGGAGGATAATTCAATGAGTATTGAAAAGCGTTTCAAACATTTTACGGTCAATGTCGAGCATGACGAGCATCCTATCAATCCGCGCGAGTTTAATGAGAATATGTCGAGCATGACCGCGTTTCATTACCATTATGCGCTCGGAGATGCGCATACGTATTCGCCGGAGTCGCTCGACAAGCATATCGAGAGCAGCGAGGTCGTTTCTTTACCGCTTTATCTATACGACCATAGCGGTATCACTATGAATACAACCGGTTTCGAGTGTCGTTGGGATAGCGGTCAAGTCGGATATATTCACGCAACGTATGACCGCATCCGCGCATGGTATGGAGTCGAGGAGGTTACTCCGGAGGTTATCGAGCGAGCGAAAAATACGATGCGCAACGAGGTCGCGGAGTATGACCGGTATTTAACCGGCGAGGTTTACGCGGTCATTGTATGTAAAAAGGAGTATGATGCGGAGCGCAACGAGGTCATTCAAACCTGCATCCATTCATGCGGAGGTTTCGAGCGAGTCGAGGATGCTATCGAGGATGCTATTCAATACGTTGACGAGGAAACCGCAACCGCGTTAAAAGAGGAGTTTTTAACTCAAACCGCGAGCGCATAGGTCGACGAGCAACAAGCAACGCCGGCGCGTGACGAGCATCATGCGCCGGTATCAATGAGAGAGGAGGTCAACGGTATGGAAACAAGTTTCGCGAGGATACTTATGGATGCAATCATAACCAACGATCCGGTATTAAAAGCGCAACGCGAGGTATACGACAAGGAAACCGTTTCAAACAAGCGTATGTCACGTATGCTCGGTTACGGTTACGAGGTTATGAAGGATAGCGGAGTCGACACGTTTCGAGTCGTCGTATGGAGCGGAAACGGTCGCTCGCTCGATAGCAAGTTATACGACCTTTACTATTTCAGTAACAACCGGTTACTCGACGTAAACGGTCAAGCGGTCGATTATAAAGCATAGAAGGAGGTCAACGGTGTTGTACGGTTTCCGGTTGGAGCAATAATATCACTTGAAATATTGTACGTATCATATTATAATAGATAGTAACCGCTCCGCTCGCAACGATCCGGAGCGTTTACTATCGAGGAGGAGTCTATCATGTATAACGAAAAGGTCAAGCATATTCTTTTAACAGGTTTTTTCAAGCAACCGGCCAAGCGTTATTTAGTCGAGGTTGTCGTCAACGACGAGAATGAGGTCAACGCGGATGCAATCGGTCAAGCGCTCGCGAGCGCCGGTTTACGAGGTAAAGTCGAAACCGCTCCGAAGGTTGGATACAACGGTCATGCAAACTATATGACATGGTTGACGAGTCTATGGATTGACAACGATGCAGCGGTTTGTAACAAGTTTCAAGCGCTCGCGGAGGTTAAAAATACGTATGAGGTTTCGCAAGCAATAAAGGAGCATATCGAGCGCGAGGTCGATGCAATTTTCAAGGATGCGACCGGATTGATTTATGACATGGTTTCCGCGAGCATCCGCGAGGTCAATTTTTACGAGTTAGCGGAGCGGTTTGTCGAGCAGTTATAAACGGAGCGCCGGAGCGGTTTCGACCGCTCCGGTATCCACATATAAAAGGAGGTTGTCACGTTGCCCGGTGTCAAGTTACCATATGACGTTAAAAAAAATTTAGAGAACCGGTTGCGCATGATGCAAGCGAAACGGATGCTCGACAACGGAGGAAACTATCACGTCAAGTTAGCAACGATAGAGAAGGAGTTAGCGGAGTATTGTCACGTAACGATCCATGCGGTCATAGCGTATAAGTTAGGTCGCGCGACTCCTTCTTTACCGGTTGCGCTCCGCATGACTCGATTTTTCCGTTGCGAGGTCGAGGATATTTTTCCGCTCGACTATCCTAACGATGAAGATGATTTTTGAGGAGGTTATTCGATGCGCGGTAAACCATTAAATGACGAAACGGTTGCGGAGCGGTTGTTAGTCGATTATCCGGATAGAGTTATCGACGACTTATATTCGCGGTATAAAAGCAATAATACCATTGTCGCGTATATAAAAAGAAACGCGAAACGCGCCGGAGTTACGGTCGAGGAGTATTTAGCGCGGTCC